CTACAGTTCTTTAGTTAAAGGGTTTAAAAGCTTAGTGACACGCTCTAAGGGTATGCCGGTAATTTCCGCGAATTTAGGACGGTTAAGCCCTTCGATATACGCATAAACGGAACGGCCCTTCATAAGGGCCGGGATGATTTGATTAATTGCCGCCTCGTAGCTTTTGCCTGAACCTGGGAGACCTTCGTGAAAAATTATCATGCTATTGACCTCACTAGAGCAACAACACGGAAAGCGGACCAGATAACCATTGCACAAGACATAATTTGCAAACAACCCACAATATCTGACTGATTAAGCGCATAGAGAATACAAGGCGACAGGGAGTTATAAGCTGCTTGTATTTTTTGACCGAATTGAGAAGCAGCAGAGCCGGAACCGCTAAGCGTTGACCCGCCCAAACAATACGAACAATAAGAACCGGCCCAGTCTAAAAACATCATTATGAAATCAGACGCATACTCAAGAAGCGTTGCCGGAAGGTCGGTTATAAAATCCTTTATAGAATCCGCGAAATCTTCAAAAAATTTGATGAAAGCATCGAAATAAGCTTTTAAGGTGTTGACTATTGATTGCATGGATAACCCCTAGAATGTTGGTGTAATCATTATGCGAAGAGCAACAAAGACGGCGGCGATCTTCAATGAAGCGGCGATAACATCCCAGACAGTTTCCATCCAGACAGCGCAGAAAGGCTGAATGTCTGCTTTAGGCATGCCCATAATTGCAGGTATGTTTAAATCACAGGCAGCACAAGCGGCCACCGTGGGAATAGACGCAGAAAAGATGTCTGAACCCGCTTTTAAGAGCGGAGAGTTAACAGCCTTATTCATGAATGCCGTTCCCACAGAAGTGACGGTTTTACCGTTACTTGTATAAAAACGGCCTTTACCGGAACCAGCACCAGGAGAAGCACCAACCGCGGTTCCATCGGTTACCCCCTGCCCTTGTGAGTCACCTTTTACAGTTGAGGTGCTGGTGGTTTGGCCGGATGAATTGATGTTGGTTGTGGTAACGGTGGACGTGGTGTTGACGATGTTGTTTGTAGTGGTTTGGGTAATTGTTTTTGAGCCGTCAGCATTGGTTACGGTGGCGGTTTTGGTGGCTTCTTTGACTTCTTTGTTGATAGGTACCGGCCCTGGGTTTGGGGTTGCCGTGGTTGCCGCTGGTTTTATACAAACAATGCCGGTGCCACCAGGTCCGCAGGTGCCAGCGGGAACAGAGGGGAGGTTTATTCCAGGCGGTGAAGAATCGGTTCCAACACAAACAGGCTTACCGGATGCATTGACGGCGCAGTTTTGAATCTGACCATTAACATTGGTTTTTTCCGCTACAACCTGACCATCTACCAAGTAAGCTTTGCCACCATTAGCGACTAGACCACCATCGGTAACGCACACTTCGGTTTTTTCCGAACCGATTGTTCCGCAGTTTAATTTTGGCGATGAAGGGCAGACCTCGTCACCTGTTGGAGAGGTGTAACAACCCAGGTGCGCAGACGGAGGCGCACAGTGATCGACTTCAAATTTTAATGGGGCAACACAATCAGCCGCTGTTTTGGGAGGCTGTATTTCTTTGGCGGTATCATTGCCAGATATATATTCGCCAGTTTGGGTGCCGCGAACTTTGCAGTAAAGGTCTGAGCTAGTTGGGGTAGTTATTACCTCGCAACCATAGGAGTTGTTAGGGTTTGCAGGGATATTGTATTTACAACCACCCGTTGAAACGCTTGTTGGGTTTAATGCAGCCGATGAACCGCCCGAAGTATCTTGAACTAAGCTAACGGTAGGAGTGCCGCTAGCTGGGTAGGAGCCGCGAGGCACCAGAATATCTTTTTGAAATCCAGCGGTACAGGTTACGGGTGCAGCAGGCGTAACACACGCGCCTGATGTTGATGTATTTTGAGTCCATACATCGGGAGAGGTACAACCAGTTGTATATAAAAAACCACCCCCCGTATAGTACCCACCCGGATTAGTGACAAAACCACCCGTAGTCGCCGTGTTACCGGCTTTTGCTTTACATCCGGTCTGACTGGGACCATACGCGGTTGCATAAGACAAACAATTCGACCAAGCCTGAGATATCGTTACGGCGTAACTATTAAAAGATACGCCAAAAAGCAATAAAAAAATGATTAAATTTTTTGCGTTTGGTTTTGATAATTTACGCATGACTAAAACCGCTAATCACAGCGTAAGCGCATATCATGCCGGAGATAAAGAAAAGCATTGTGAAGATCATAAGTCACCTATGTTGTGTTGGTGATTTAAGAAAAAAAAAGGGAGCCTAGACCCCCTTTCTGGTTTGCTGGTTTAGCGGATGAAAGCCAATACTCTACGGAATCCGTAAGCAGCCGCTTTAGGCAGTACAAGTACGCCAGCGATTGCGGCAATGCCTAGTACGATGTCAGCCGCGTTAACAGCTGAAACAACTGTGTCATATTGTGTTACTGCGAATGCAGATGAAGCGCCTAGTGTTAATACGCCGGTAACGATTGCTTTTGTTGAATTTTTCATTTCGTTTTTCCTTTAAAGGATTAAGTGAAGGTTAATAGGGCTTGGTATCGCTTAACATGTTAAGTAAAACACCAAAGCCCCAGGCCGATAAGTAACAGATCATTGGGAGGCCAAACCCTAATGACCACATTTGCACCATGTCCTCGGCTAGAGGGATGGCGAAGATGTCTTGCATGGATGGCTGGTCAGCGATCGAGGCGGCGCTTAGTACCGTGTAAGCTTGCGGGTCGATTGCTATGCATTCAGCAACTGTGTCTACAATAGAGAAGGCGGTAGCATTGGCATGGATACAAAGATATTTAAGCGCCATGTTGTTATGCCTTTGGTGTTGCTGGTTTGGTTGCTGGGTCTAAGTGCTGCACACCTTTAGGCTCGATTCGTTGCTCTAGGGAGTCAGCCAGGTAGCGTATTGATAGGGCTGAAAGGACGGCTTTGTTTTGGCCACCCATGGTGATTTCAGCAAGTATTTCCATGTAGCAAGGGAATTTGATTTCACCGGCTTCGACTTTTAGGCGTTGTTGGTCGAACATTTCAAAGGGCATTTTGATTTTTATTAGTTCGTTGCCTAGGTTGTTGGCGTTTTTTCCGGTGTTGGGTTTTGATACCCAGATGGAGCCGCCTTTGTTGTCGCCGTCTATTTCGTAACGGGTTAAACTTTCTACTTTTCCAGTGACAACGGTTTGCATGTCTGATTGGAAGCTGTTGTTTTGTTCTGACATTGTGTTTTTCCTTGGTTAAATTTAATGGTTAAAGCGGTTGTTTTGACCCTTTTGAAGCCCGTAGGGTCTAACGGGGGTAGTCGGTTGTTTTAGAATGGCAGTTGATAGATTTCACTTTGTGTTGTGAGGCCGGAGCCATTACAAGCAGTACAGTAACGAATGGAATATTCATTATTTCCAAGTTCACCAGAACCATTGCAAACAGGACATGAAACTTGTTGGTCTTCGTTTTCTTCTAAATCAGAGTCGTCCAAGTCGCTGTCGTGTAGGTCTGACATGGCGTTTTATCCGTTGTTTAATGTTATTTGGACGTGGCATTTACATTGGCAAATGAAACGGGTTATTACTAATTTGTTGTCTGTTGAGTTACGCATCTCAAAGATTTGTTCGGTGTTGCATTCTGAACAGATTCTTGTTTCTCGTATCATTAAGCGAACCCTGAAGGGCCGGGCTTTACGTTCCAATTAACCTTTTTGTCTGGTAAGAATCCGTAATTAATAAATGCTATTACGCAGGGCTCCATAGATTTATTAATAACGGCTTCTAACTCAGTCAAAATGGCTAATTTCCTCTGCAATCCCTTTCGCAAGATCAACGTCAACATCAAGAGCAAGGACAATGTGCTGCGCGCTTTATTTAGATAGCCCCACCAACTCACCAACCGGCTAGTTCCCGCCAGACGGTGCCATCTATGGTTTGTGTCTATGGTTTCACCGGTTTGAGGGGTGTCAACACGATAAAGCCTGTGTTGACACCCCTCAAGCCCGGCGACCATAACGACACCCCCCATACGACGGCTCCGACTGGCTAGGCTAATCCGGCAGGCAACATCAATTTTTTCTCTTTTAAAAGCGATGGCTGACATAATCGTTTTTTCTAAATCGAAACAGGTTTAGAGACGGATTTTTGATAGTCAATGATGGCCGTTTGTATTTGTGGCGGCAGATCACGAACGAAAACCAGTTGTTTGTTTATGTAAAGGGTCATAACGGATTTAGTTAATCCGAAGGGTTTTAAGCCCCGTTCCATGGCTTCTATTTCTAATCGCAGGTAATCGCGAGTGTTTAAGCAGGTGCGATATATGCGCTCATCTTTTACAGCAGGATCACCACCAGAGACGCGAGGCGGTAGGTTGAATTGTTCAGAAGTCATTTTTTAGCCCTTTTGTGAGTTTAAATAGTTATTAATATCGGTTATTTGTTGAATCTTGGATTCATTATCTAAATTGATAATGTTTTGATACATAAGGGCTAATTTATAAATGAACGGGTAGTTTTTTGATTGATAAACCGGCTGTGGATATATGCCAAAGTAAGAATATTCGGTTTCGTCTAAATATTTAACGTGACTATTTAATCGTTGTGATATTGCCTTATTGGTTAACTGGTTTACTGATTCAAATTTGGAATGATCTTTTAATAACCGAATAACGAAGTCGTTAGTAAATTGACATTGTTCAATTATTAATTGTTTAAAGTTTTTTGAATCTATGTAAGGTTTTTTAGTGAATATTTCCGGTTGAAATAGTTCAGTTTGTTTAAATTCAGATGATTTAAGAACGCGGGTAAAAACTCGGGTTCCTATTTTATGATTCGTTGGTGTGAAAATGGCTAGTTTCATGATTGCAACGCCAGTGATGTATTAAATAAAGCTGCTAAGTTGATTAAGCGGTACTTGCCTATTTTCACTGTGGGTACGTAGCCTAAATCTATCCAACCACCCACAACGCCCGCTGATAATCCAATCAATTCCGCAAATCTATCAGGATGCATTACCGGCACTTGTGGCAGGTCTATGTATTTGACTTCGATAGTCGGCCCTACTGGGTTGACTTCTTTTTGTTGTTGGTCCATGTTTACCCCTTTAGCTTTAGAAGCTGGTTTGAGCTGGTTCTGAAATTACATGTATTATATACATGTACAATACAATATTACAAGTATTATTTACATATATGACAGATGAATTTGAAATAAACAATAGATTCAAGGACTTAAGAAAGCGCCTAGGAGTAACAGTAGATGAACTATCCTTAAAGACTGGTATTAAAAGCACTCAGATAAGCAGCATCGAAAACAAAAGACAGAAGGTTTACGGATGGCAAATAGAAGCTATATCGAAAATATGGCCCGAATACGCTTACTGGCTTGCAACCGGCTTAACAATTCCTGAAGCAGGACAGATAAGCCCAGAATTAGAAGAAACCCGGCAAAAACTGCAAACGGGTACATAACCGCGCGGAAGGTCTTAGACAGGTGGAGCGGGAACTAGGAAGGATTTTTTTTAATTAAAAAAGGAAAAAATATGAAGTACACGGAAGAAGTAGAAAAAGAACTGAAAAAACTAGAGGAAAGCCGGTCAATTTACCAAGTAATAAAGATAGAACGAAACCAACCAGAAGAGTTTAAGAAATGGTCAAAGGATTTAATGATGGAAATAGAATGGAAACTCTACGAAGACGTTTGCAAAGAATTTCTACAGATAAAGAACATTAAATCAGAAGTTACAAACACAGGCGCAGACGGCGGAATTGATATAAAAGTAACAACAGATAAAGGGAAGGTTCTCGCAATAGCACAATGCAAAGCACAGAAAAAACAAATAGGCGTTGCCCTAATCAGGGAGCTTTATGGAGTAATGACAGCCGAAAATATAAAACAAGGAATGTTTTTCACAACATCTAACTACAGCCCCGACGCTAAAGATTTTGCAAAAGGAAAAGGTATTGCACTTGTGGATTGCGACGGACTTTTTAACGCAATTAATAATCTAAACGAGACAGACAGAGAAAAGATAGAAAATTTAATCTCAAACGACAAAGATTACAAAACACCTACCTGCGCAAACTGCAATATCAAATTAATAAGACGAAAAGCAAAAACCGGTAAAAATATAGGCAGCGAATTTTGGGGATGTACAAATTTCCCAAGGTGCAGATCAAGAATTAAGATCAAGCCGGAAATTTAAAAGGGGATACAACAATGATTAATTACGACAAAGATTTTTACAGCTGGACACAAGAACAAGCCGAAATGTTAAGAAGCGGCCAATTTAACAATCTGGACATACCTAACCTTATCGAGGAAATCGAAACAATGGGAAGAAGTGAAAAGCGTGAACTCGAAAGCCGGTTAACTGTTCTGTTAGTGCATTTGTTGAAATGGCAGTACCAGGAGGTAAGACGCGGCAGAAGCTGGGAGCTCACTATTATTGAACAGCGATTGAAGCACAACGAAACGCTAGAGGAAAACCCAGGGTTAAAACCTAAGCTAAACGATATATTAGAAAAAGCGTATCAATACGCGACGATTCAAGCATCAAGAGAGACAAAAATAAGCCGAAATGTTTTCCCTAAAGCATGCCCATGGACACTAGAAGCAATAACAAATGAGAACTTCTACCCCGAGTAA